AGAGAACAACGAACATCTTCTCGAATCCTACTACGCACTGGACTTTAACAAAATCTCACCGGCTCAAGCCATCTGGGAACTAAACGACCGCTTTCAGATGCAGACGTGGGTTGACAGCGACTACACGCTTTGGGTCGGGATGCCTGAAAACGTCTCGATGTTTCACGTTGCGGCATCCGATGACGACCGCGTCTGGCGCTACCGCGACGATGCGGTGCAGATTAAGCACCCACGAGACCCTATCTTCGGCGTCGTCGTGCAGGGTAGTTGGTACGACGAACCCGGCATTGGCGGCGGTGAAGACGCTGTGGAGGAAGTCATCTCGTGGTTCGGTTTCGCTGGCGTCTCTGAAGACGAAGCCAACGGCGGCGCGGCTGACGTGCGTGCTGAAGGCGTGGCCTACTTCCCCGACGTGGACCCGGAGTACGGACAGCTACTCGAAATCAGCGACAGTAACGCGAAGCGAGACGCCCTGCCCCATGTTGCACAAACCTATCTCTACGAGGAGATGAAAAAGCAACACTCTGGGTCGGTCGAACTCATCCCATCGCTCTCCGGCGACCAAGTGAGCCCGATGCGCGCGCTAACCGTTGGCGACGCGCTTCATCTTGTTCCCGAAGACAAGCACTTCGACGGAGTAGTAGATGCGACATCGGGGCGAATGGGCAACGAGCCCGAAGACATCGGCTGTGGACAGTTTATTCACAATGAAATCTACATGGTCACAGGTGTCACGCACAACGTATCGGGCGGCTACTGGACTGTAACGGCTGATGTAGCCATGTTCCCCGACAACGACGTTAAGAAATACGTGCGCTACTTCTCGCCCCGCACCGAAGAATATCTCGATGAAGAAGACGTGTGGCCTGATGGTCGGAACCCCGCGCTTCACGAACGCTTCCGAATCGAGAACTTTTAGCGGCTGTGTGGAGGGTTCTCACACCCTCCGTATATAAACCCGCTACCTTTCATAGTTATGGAACACGGCATCATCACCACGACGAGTTACGAACAAGGGGTGGTCCTCTGCGACGTGCAGGCCGTCCGAATTGACACCGAGTATCGGAACGTTCCGATGCTGAAGCCGTTCGCCGCACTCTCTGTAGTTCCAGCCATCGGACAGCGCGTCTCGATGGTTTCACTCAGCGACGGCAAGCGGTTCATCACCGATGTTATCGCTCGGACCCCAGAAGGGTCTCAACCCGATGACCTCGCCGAAGGTGATGTCGCAATCCAACTGGACGAGGAGACGAAACTCACGTTCACGAAGACAGACGAAGGCACCTACGACGTAGAACTCAGTGCCTCAGGCGATGTGACCATCAACGCCGCGAATCATCTGCAACTTTCCGGCAACACCATCGACTTCGACACGAGTGGTAACTGATGCCTTTACTCGCACTACTCGGCGCTCCCTGTGAAGCGGGCGGCCACCCCGGCGAATGTGGGACGGTCGCTTCGGGCGCGCTTCAGGATTCTGATGGAGATACTAGCGTCACGATTAACGGCACTCCGGTTGCCACGCACGGCGACTCGATGAGCTTCGGAAGTCACGCACACTCTTACGGCGGAGACCCGCCCGTGTGTAAGTCTTTCTCAAGCCACGAACTCACGCCCGACCAGAGCCACGACCTCACGGTCAACGGTCAGTCGGTTATGCGTGCAGGCGACAGTACGACTGACCCCCGCAGTGGTGGCACGGCGTCCATCACAGGCAGTGGCGGCCAGTCAGCAGTAACGCACACCGAATAACGCACTCACTTCATACATGGGACAAGACATCGCCCTCAGCAGTGACTTCTCTGTCTTTCTGGACCACCGTAATGACCTTGCGAAGGTCGAGGGTCGGGAAGCGTTCGAGCAGTCGGTAGTCATCATGCTCACCGACTATATGCAGAACGTTCTCTCCGACTACGACCCCGACACCATCAAGCAGAAGCTCCGGCTTCAGGTCACGCGGGTCGCAGGCAGACACGACGAAATCGAGAACATCAACAGAATCGACATCTACCGCAAGCAGGACCACGCTGACACCTACGTCGTTGAAGTGGTCTACCTCACCGCCGATGGTGAGTTCACGACCGAGGTGGAGACGTGACTATCGTAGACGGGGAGTTCGACTCTCAGTCCGAGGAAGAAATCCTCAACGCGATGGTTGCCGATGCAAAGGAATACTTCGGCGAAGACCTGAACGATGGCGAGCAGGCCATTATTCGGACCTTCTACCGCCCCATTGCACGGCGGCTGGCTGAAGCCCAACAGGACATCGGTCTCGTCCTTGAATCCTCGCAGATTGACAACGCCGAGGGAATGGCTCTCGACATGCTGTGCGCCCTCATCGGACTCCGACGCGAGTTTGCCAAGCGCGCTACGGGCGTGGTGACGTTCTCACGGAGTGTCGCAGGCGACACCGATTACGCCATTAAAAGCGGAACAACCGTCCAGACGGATTCGAGTGAACCGCTGAGGTTCGAGACTACGAAAGGCGTCACGCTCACAGAGGGCGACCTCACCGTTGACGCGCCCGTAGAGGCCGCGGAGGGTGGAGCCGAGTACAACATCGGCCCCAACACCCTAACGGTCATGCCGGACCCGCCAACGGGTCTGAGCGACGTGACGAATACCGCCGACACTGGCGGTGGCACAAACCGCGAGAACGACGAGGACTTGCGAACCCGTGCGAAAGAAGAACTCGCCGAAGGGTCGCAGGCCTCTGCCCCGGCTATCATCAACTCGGTGCAGTCACTCGATGAGGTCACGTCCGTAGCCATCGAAATTTACGACGCACCCGGCGAGGACGACGGCTTCGAGCTAACTATCGCCGGGGGCAACGACCAAGAAATCGCCCAAGCGATTCTCGAAACGAAAGCCGTGGGCGACACATCATTTGGTGGGAACATCGGCACGCTCACTACAGCGACCGGCAATCTCCCGAACGGACAGACCCACGACATCAACTTCTCGCGGCCCACCGAGACGCAAATCTACGCCTCCTGCACGCTCTCCACGACGGAAGACTACGCGGGGGCGACTGACGTGCGAGACGCCATCGTGGACTACATCGGTGGCATCTCCTCAACCGGAGCCGAAATCACCGGCCTCGGCGTCGGCGACGACTTGGTGTACGGTGAAATCGAGTTCCAGATTCGCACAGTTACCGGCGTGTACGACGTAGATGAACTCTACATCGGCACTGACCCGAACCCCACTGGCGAATCTAACATCGCTATCTCGAACACTGAAGTCGCGCTCGGCAGTGCGACCAACGGCTCTATTGAGGTGAACTAATGTCTCAAACAGAACTTAATGACAGCGGGCTGAAAATCGCCGAAAAAGACCTCAGCGCAATGTCGCCCACGTCCAACGACCACGGGCGGATGTTCAACCACGACGGGTCGTCTGCTATCACGCTCGCCGATGAGTCTCAGACCACGAAGCCGGGCTTCTACATTTGGGATAACGACGAGGAGGCGTGGCGCGCATCGGGCGAGAACGCCCAGAACGTCGGCGGCTACACAGCGAGTGAACTCGCTACGCTGGCCGAAGATGAAGCTGTAACAGGCAGTTGGAACTTCGAGGTTCCGCCGACTATCGCCATGCAGGCCATCTTTCACGACGGCAACCCGCCGGGGAAAGCTGACCTGAACTTCGACCCCGTGGAGCAAGTGGAGATGGAAGACCACATTTCACGAGCTAACGCCCACAATACGTCTCTTGAAGACGCGAGGAAAGAAAACAATCTTCTCGAAGGCAAAGTGGAGCTTTCGTCAGCAGTTCAGCTCAAATATGATACCGACAAGACTGACAGCCCACTTCACTTTCAGCGTGAAGAAACCAGCCAAGAAACCGCGCTGACGATTCTCGGCACAAAAGTCGGCATCGGTGGCCAGACTTCACCGTCTTCAGCCCTCGATGTCAGCGGCGATTTCAACGCGTCTGGAACCGCTACAGTTGGTGGCCTGACTTCACCGTCTTCAGCCCTCGATGTCAGCGGCGACCTCAACGTGTCTTCAGCCCTCGATGTCAGCGGCGACCTCAACGCGTCTTCAGCCCTCGATGTCAGCGGCGACCTCAACGTGTCTGGAACCGCTACAGTTGGTGGCAACGAAGTGGGTCGTGATAAGATCTACATCAACGGCTATCAATCGAACACTGTGAGCGGTGTAAACGGTGGCGCGCTCGCTAACTGTTGGGAGACTATCGAAGTCAACAGCGGCGATTTCACGATAATCGATAGCAACACCATTGAGGTCAATGAAGCCGGGGTGTACTCGGTTGACTACAGCTGTGGCTTTCATCAGACGGTGGGCTACAGCGGAACTACCATAAACGCCACAGTTCGCATTAACGGCACAGACAACTTCAGCCATACTGGCTCGCGTTGTTACATTGAGAATAATGACACTGAAGACAGAAACAACCTCTCAAACCACTCGATGCACAGTCTCAACGCCGGAGACACCATTGAAGTCCGCGTGAATCCTGGCGGTGGGGATACTGAACACGACCTCACCGAAGCAAGCTGTGCTATTCAAAAAATCGAATGAACCTCGGCGCTAACGTCGCCTTCGACTGCTCGAACGGTGGCACGGTGACGATGGTCGGCAAGGCAACATCTCTCACACGGGTCGGTGTTGAAGACGGGTGGTCGTACTACGACGACTTGTACCTCAACGCCACGGCTGACCTCTCGCTGGACATTTCAGGAAGCCACTTCGTTGAGTCTTCAGTAACAACACGAAGCGGTGCAACAGTCCTTCTGTTCGGCATCAAGAGCAGACAGCCAAACGGAACGACCGACATCCGCGTTACTGGATTAGTCCCCGGAGAGTGGTATCGGCTTCAGTTCGACGGTGCAATCGCGCCATGCGGCGGTGGTCAAACGCACGCGAGAGCGACCCCGGCGGGCGAACTTCAGTTCAACAACGCAGTGATTCCATATGAGTGAAAGCGAGATTCTGGTATCGGCGGGCGAGCAGTCCGATGCAGGCGACGAGCTTGTGCGGTCTCTGCCCTCGTGGATGCCATCCGATGAGGTTTCGGGGAACTTCAAGCTCCTCGATGTCGTCGGGCGTGGTATCGACCGCCTCGATGGTGACATTGAAGCAGTGGACAACGCCGCGACCGTGCAGGATGCTGAGTCAATCGCCCAGATTGAACAGCTTGCACGGCTCGTTCAACTCTCGCCGCGAGAGAACGAAGAACTCGAACACTACCGCGCTCGAACGATGGTGCGCTACGCCATCAACACAAGTGAAGGCACCATCTCGGACATCTTCAACGGGCTGGCATCCATCTTCGATACCGACGTAGAGAACTTCCGGTATCAGGACTGGACAAAACTCTACGACATCAAAAAGCAGGTCTTCCTTATTCCGTTTGAGGAAGTGCAGGGCCATCCGTTCGGGTCGGCTGAACTCACGAAAGTCCTGAAAGACCTCACGGCTCCCGGCAAAACGGTCGAGCCGATGTGGAACGGCGACCTCATCGCGTGGTCAGCCGAGGAGTATGAAGCCGAGGACGACTGGTCGCTCTACGGAGAAGGGATGGACGGCCTCGATGCAGACGGAAACCCCTACGGCGACGGCGGCAAGCCCGCTGGAACAATCGAGTAACTATCATATATGCCATACACCAGTAATATCAAGAGCTACGGCGCTCCGGCTGACGAGCGGGTCGAGAGGCCCGATACGTGGCGCTGGAAGAAAGACGAACCACCTGTCGCAGAGTACCTGAACGACCTGTATCACAACGTAATTACAGACGTTCAGCACCTCATCGACCTCACCAACAGTATCGACCCGGACAATGACGGAGTGGTGAAAGACTCCGACAAAGTAGACGGATTTCACGCTTCGGAACTTGGTGGGTTCAATTACAACCAGACCGAGAACCCACAAGAGCCGTCAATCGGTAACACGTGGTTCAAGCAGTCGAACGGAATCATCTTCGTTGGTGATGGGAGTAAATATACTCCTCAGCCCGAAATTGGCTACCAAGAAACATTAAACGTCGGAAATTCCGACTTCAGTGTTTCTCACGAATCTCCGGTTGCTCGAACTGAAACAAACCCCGATGGGAGTGTAACTCTCATAAACGAAGTTACGGTAGCCGACTTTGAAGACGGTATTGCGCCAGAAATCAGCGATTGGGAGTGGAACAATTCTCCTGACCTAACGGCTCAGTCAACTCAAGTCATTTCGGGAACACAGTCTGGTGAGTTCGCTTCATCCAATGAGTTCAACTTTATCTCACTCACCCGTGAGTTCGATGTAATTCAGGATGCCGGAATTTCGGTTCAAATCGGCTCCGACACAGGCAACATCGCTGACTTCACGAAGTTGCTCGTCAAGTCAAGCAATGGCGATGTAATCGGTGGCATCCGCTTCAGCGATGGCAACGGCACCATTCAGCGAGTCAACGGAAATAACAACTCCGTCGAGGAGCTTTCGTCTGCGTGGTCAGTCGATACTACATACTCGTTCGAGTGGGACTTCGACTTCGATGCTGGAACATTCGACCTGTATATGGATGGTGCGTTAGTTGGCAACTACGCCATTCCGGCTGGTAGAACTGGCTTCGGTCGGTTCACTGTTCAACAAGACACGTCGAGTTCGGGCCTCAGCCGTTCAGTCTTCGTAGACGACTTTTACACTGGCGCGCGAGAAGCCGGTGAGGTCGTCATCACTGGCCCAGAACCAGACAAACGTATCCAGCACTGGGATACAATTCGACTGTTCCGAGCCACGAACTCCGAAACCATCGCTGTAGACATTGAAGATGAAAGCGGAGCCACACTCATCTCCGATGTGCAGAGTGAAGATGACATCTCTGCTTACATCGATTCGGGAACGAACTTTCAGCTTCGAGTTCGGTTTGCGCGAAACGACATTACGAATCACCCTGTCTTAAATGGCCTCTACCGCCGCTGGACGGTGCGTCCGGGTGATACTAGACTTAAACTGGACGAGAAAATTCTCGCTACTGGACTGATGGACTTCTAACATGGTAAATATACAAATCGAAAACTCACCGCTCAGTATTCAGTTGAGCAACACTGAATCTGTAACAGTTCCCACTGGAGAAGTGTGGAAAGTTACTGTAACAGGAAGAAGCGCATCAGTGGCAAGAGATAATGATGGTTACGCTTATATCAAAAGGTACTGCAAAATCAACGGAACTATTGTAGCTTCCAGTGAATCAAAGGCGTCTGCTTGGGAATATAGCGACAATGCAAATGCTACTGCAAACGCATCGTCA